TCCCAATAGTCTGCTGGAGCAGCCATTTAAATCACCTATTGTTAAGTAAGAGTTTTTTAACCGCATCAATCCTTTGGCTCTCACCAGTGTTGCCCCTTTGTTGTGCCGTTGGTTGCGATGCACTACGCATCGAATTACCGCGAGGGCTTGGGCTTTGCCCTTTTGCTGTTTTTGGTTTTACCAATGCCAGCGCTTCCGCAATACGCTTCTCTCGAATCATATTGTCGCGAATGTATTTCATAGTGCGATGGTCGCTCACACTATTTAAATAGTTAGGAGGAAATCCAGAACGAACCAAATGTGCGCGCATTGCGTCTACGTCCGCTGCTTTCTTCGTTTCATCTTTCCAATCTGGTATTACAAGCGCTGTTCGCTCGCGTTCAAGTTTTAACGCCGCGTCGTGTTTTTCACGAATACTTGTTATTACTTGCGGCTGAATTGCTTCTTTGGGTAGCAGGGATAACAGTTCTACAAGCTCATTGCGCGAACGCAAAAGCGAGCCCTCTTGCTCTGTCTTATCATTTTCCCAAGCTAGCTGTTGGAATTTAAAATCGGTGCGTTCCTTCATTGCATCTTTAAGCGCACCAACAGAAAATTTTTCTGCGTCTTGACCATCCGCGATGGAAACCTCTAATTTGTAGAGGTCTTCGATTTTGATACCAAGGCGTTCGGCTGCGTCTGCGATGGTTTTAATAGGCTTTTTGTTGCCTTTTGGATCATTTCCAGCATCGTCATTTCCTGCGCTTTCGTCATTTCCTTCGCCCTGCACATCGTCACTTGTATCTGCGCTGTTTTTTCCCAACAGGATTTCAAGGGCGCGTTGTGTCGTCGCGTTGTCTGCTGAACCTGCGCCTGTGCCTGCCTCAATTCGCGAGGCTTCTGTATTCGCATGTTGAATTTCCGTAGTTACTTCGCTCATGTCTGCGTCTCCGCTTTAAGAATTTCAGAAATTAAACCATCTAAGGTTTGTTCGAACGCGTCAATCGAACGCGTAAACATCCATGCTGCTTCGCGGCTCGCTGTATCCTGCGATATGCGCCATTGCATAGCTGTTGTCTCGCGCATATTGTTAAGAGCTTTCCGAATTATCGGATTGTTCTGTAGCTGCTGCGCCTGCTCCCTCTGTTCCTGTGTCACCTTTTCCATTGTCAATTACCTCGCCTGTTATCTGTTTTACTGCCTCCCCTCGCGGCTCTTCCCGGAGTTTTATCATTGATAGAGCAGCCTCGCCTACAATTTTTGCCTCTTCGATTTGTGCAGACAAATTAGCGTTGTAGTATTTAAATTGCGTATCTTGGTCTGCGCGATATTTATCGATAGCGCTGCGCATCTGTTCCAATTTGATTGCTTGCGTAATCAAAAGGTTTTGCATATCTGTTTGCTGTTTGCTGCTCGCTGCTTTCGACTGCTGCGCCTGCTTAGAACTGTCAGAGCGTGGATCAACGTAATATCGTTCAGGATTTTCAATATCACAGGTGCGCGCCCAGTCAATCATCGTTGTATAGAATGTATCAAGTGAAACGATTATTTCATCCATACCATTAGAGGCTAACTGTACCTGATTATTCATCATCTTTTCAAACGTCATAGACTGACGTTGGCGCTCCCCTGGTGACATTCCAGGTTTGACTATGCAATCATCGCGTTGAGGCCATTCGCTAGGCGTTGTGGTATTCCATCTGCCCCCTTGTCTAACTGTTACTGGATAGTCAAAATGTCTACGCATCTGCGCATGAGCTATCAAGTACAACGAACGTATTAAGGTGCGAGCTATGTTGCGCGTCATATGCGCGCTTAACTGTTCCATTACGCTGTAGGCTCTGTCTACACCTTGCGAGCCTATTCGATCATTCATCTGCATTTCACCTGTTGCTAAGGTGAGAGCAGCGCCGCCCATTTCTGCGCGTCTTGATTTGTTTTCTTGGATGTTTGCAAGAATTCCTGCGGATTGGTCAGGGATAGTAAACGCTGTTATAGCCGCACGAACATCGGGAACAACACCAGCGCGCACCCTAATGTTATTGTTGGTGCGACCATCTGACAAATCGTCAACGTTTACCAAGCCATCCATATAGGCCGTGCGGTTTTTGTTGACAGTGTTTACGTTGTCAAGCTTCGCGCGTTCGAGCCCTGTGCCTATGTCTTGATTCTGCTTTAGCTTGTCATAGAGGGAAATGCCGGTAAATCTACCGGGATTTATAAAGACTGCGCCAGCAGCGTAAGGGACCAACGAATCAGGAGTTTTATCTAAGAGAATTTCGTTAGAGAAAGAAATTACGTAGCGTTGCGATTGTCCGCTGCCGTCATCCATGAATACCCAAGCTTCGAACCATTCAACCTGCTCCTGTGATTTGTCTATGCCATCGCGCGTCATCGTGACGTTACCGGGATTTTGCGCCATTGCATCTAGAGCGTTATCACCTGTAACGCGTTGTACTTGGTCAACCTTTGATTTTGAAAAGCCTCGCTCTAACAGTTTTGCCCGTTCTTCTACATGGCGTTCGAACATTATCGGGCATTCTGAAAGGTCTTGCGTATTCCAGCTATCGGGATAAATGAAATTATACATAGGCACAAAATCAGAGCGCAGCCTTTTGGAAGTGTTAGTAACTTCAATCTCTAAAGTTTGAGCTTCAGGGTCATAGCCACCTTCAGGAATTCGCGTTGTAACACCTGGTTTTCCTTGTGCGATAGCCGCGATTGCTTCTGGCGTGACATCGATATAATTTTCGGTATGGGTTTCGCTTCGCAGTTCTGTCCACACCTTAACAATTCCGTTCCTGAGCAGCAGCGCGCTTTTAATCGCAGAGAGCATTTGCAGGTTGCCATTATTGCGCCCTATGAATTGGCACACTGTATCGGATTCTAATTGCGCTTGGTCAACGTCGTCATTTCCATCTGCACAGAATTCGACTAGACGACTAGTAGTAAACGCGTCATCCATCTGAGACAAAACTGCGTCTACCATTGCCGACAAATCACCCGAAACGACATCGGAACGCCCTACAATTTCATCGCCGCGCGGACGCATAAAATAGTATCGCCACGCCATAGTTCTATCGTTAGAGAGCTTATCACCTTCAAAGCCTACGCATTGTCTAAGTTGCGTTCGCAAACTCGAAAGTAAATCGCGTTCGTCTTTTCGTTGTCGTGCCATTAGATAACGCCTCTATCGTGTAAGGTGTAGTCTGTTCCTCTGCCCCATACTGCGGATGTTGGGTTATGGTGATTCCATACTGCGTATGTTTCAAAGGCACGCGTTAGATAGTTATACTCGCTAACGCCAGTCATAGACCAAGTGTTTAGATTTGTTTCGCGCGCAGAATAGCCGTTAAGAGCTTCAACTAATAGAAGGTTATTGCCTTCTGGTTCAAACTTCCGCACCTCTGTATCGATGTTAGCAGATATGATTGCGGCAGAGGTTATCTGCGATGGGTCGTCAGGACAAATAGCCGTTCGTGGATATAAACCAGCATCAAACATGTTTTGCAAATGTTCTGGCGTATCCATTGACACATGCGTGCCAATCATCCAGGGAAAATCCCTGTTAGCTTCTGATAGTGCGGTTGCGAATGTTTCGAACATCCAAGACCGAGAACCAATAACATTTTTACCCTGTGAAAACATTACCGAAACGTTCACAGGCAAATACTTCAGGGACCACGAAGCGGTTACAGGCTGTTTGGGGTCATATTCTACTTTGGTGTTTTGTTGGCCTAACAGTTTTGCTAAGGGCGCGCCATAGATAGAACCTTCAGCGGAAGCGAGGGGATTGCAATAGTATTCTTGCTGAATCATTGCCTCCGACATCCCGCCATCGCGTTCCGCTTGGATGTCTGCGTCTGTTATGATGCGCGAGCCATCTGCTTTATACGTGTCGTTAACCGTGAGAATTTCACAGGCCCATTCTGGGTTATTTTTGACACGTTGATACATCTGGTAAGCGTGATTGCGCCCTCTAAATGTAGTGATAAAACAAACCCATCCGTTATTTTCACGGATGATTGGCCTAATGTAGTTCCATGCTCGCGGATCACAGAGAGCCCATTCACTAAATACAACGCCTCTGACGTTCGCACCAACTAGCCTATCGTAATAGTCGCTACCTGTTAGCTGCCATGTTGAACCGTTAGGTAGCTCTATCATCATATCTGTTTCGAAGCGCTTGCCGTCTGGAAAAGCTTGGTCAATGAATCGCAGCCCTACGTTATCCATGCCTTTCCAAATTGCACGCCTTGCTTGAACATGCAAAGGAAACAAATGCCAATAAGTACCAACGTTATTTTTTGCTTGGTCTGCTGCTATGTTTATTGATACTGAGTCTTTACCTGCTCTTCTATGCCATATGTAATCATGGTATCGAACGCCAGCATCGAATCTATCAATTACGCGTTGTTGGTGTGCGCGTGGAATCCATCCCTTGTTAAAGCGGGACGCAGGGATTGCAGAATTGTCTCGCGAGCTTTTCGCGTGCTTGCCCGTTAGTCGTCTCGTCTGTGCCATCTGTAACCCCTGGTCCCAGGTGCATTGTACTATCGATGGGTCGCAATCGATAGAGCTAGCCTATGATAGTGAAGTGATATCAAGATATCTTTGACCGCGAGTTTTTCCTCACCAACTATACTATGGTGCGCCGCCCCTCTGACATTCTGTTATCATAACTAAGGTGCGATGATAGTTCTACCAATGAATTCATTGGTCTGTAACCAATCAGTTACACAACACTAACGGTTGGGTTGGGGGGTGATATCTTGATATCTCTGTTCCAACTACAGGGGGG